GTGTATGTGTAGTATGTGGGATTTGTGCTCTGTGTGTGATGGAGATGGAGAGGTGAATAGCGATGAAAAGGCGGGTGAATAGCGGGTGAATGGCGAGGAATAGGCGAGGAAAGGCGGGTGAATGGCGAGGAATAGGCGGGTGAATGGCGAGGAATAGGCGAGGAATAGGCCAGGAATAGGCGAGGAATAGGCGAGGAATAGGCCAGGAATAGGCGAGGAAAGGCGGGTGAATGGCGAGGAATAGGCCAGGAATAGGCCAGGAAAGGCGGGTGAATGGCGGGTGAATGGCGAGGAATAGGCGGGTGAATGGCGAGCCATTTCTCATTATGTGACCCATTTCTGCATAGCCGTTGAATGAACCATATAAATTCGATTACTGATTTATATAGTTCCGTTGAAAGTTCCGTTGTGTGGAGTTAGATGATAGTGTTAGTTCTCTCTCTTCTCTCTTAGTATGTGAAAAAAAGTATAAAAAGATGTAGTATATGTAAGTGAATAAAGGTGTAATGATATGGGTGTAGGAGGGGATTGAATATGGATTGACGAGAGAAGCCTGGCTCATCCCGGGAGAATAGCCGGGGAATCCCGGGAGAATGACAAGAGAATGACAGGGGAATGACAAGAGAATGACGGGTGAATGACAAGAGAATGACGGGGGAATGACGGGGGAATGACACTCGATTTCATAACCCATTTCTCATTATGCTACCCATTTCCGCATAGCCGTTGAACCCGCAACGCAACGTAACTATGTGGACACAGCAATTCAAATACTGATGCCCGGATAGTTCCGTTGCGAGGTAGATGACAGGGTACATCAAAAAAAATTTTGACTAGTTAATAGGGTTACATAATAATAATTTTAGCGACTACTTTGTTAAACTGTTCTGGGTGGATGTCTTGGGCGATGTGTATCTCAGAGAATTCCGCACGACACATGGGGCAAATGCATCGTGTTTTTGCGGTGGTGGATGTGCATGTTGCACAGAAGGTATGCTTGCATGGTAGTCCGACGATGGGTTCTGCGTCATAGCAGATGCAACACTCTTCCTCAACGGTGTAATTTTCAAAACTAGGCACCATCTTAAGGGACAAGGACTTGGGTGCACGCGGTATTGCAACGGCAGCATTAACATCGCGTCGGACACGAGTGACCCACGCGTTTAACTGGGTCAAAGAGTGATTCAGCGTGGGATCTATCACTGGTGCCGCCCTCGATGCGTGAGCTGGGGCGCCTCCAGCAGCACCAATTGACACCGGCCGACCTTGTCTGGCTCCGGCAGACGCAATTTCCTCTGCTCTTCGCAGGCGGTTTCTTTCTTCTCTTCGCACGTTCTCTACTCTCTGACGCTCGAGCACACGCTCGCTGTACTGCCTTGCACGTTCAACGATGAGCAATTGCTCTTCCCTCCACGCAATACCTTTGGCACTTTCCGTAAATGCCCGCGTCATTTCTTCCTTCATTTGGATAATTTCGTCGGGGGTAGCGGGGTCTAGAGAACGACAAATGCGACGCCTGCGATCGGCCTCCAATTTACAGGTGGGGCGGGTATGACCCATGATTTCACACCAACTACAGCTGGCGGGCTTTCTCATATTTCACGAATAGGGATCTTTTCATTAATTATAAATCGGTTAGCGATACAGATAGAATCACTTTTTTTCAGATAAGTATTTGAACAATTGCCCGAAAATAGCGGGGGATATGAAAACTAGATAGTATAGTAATGTAACTGTTTTCTCACTGCCTCGTGAACGCAGTCGATTTGTGGGAATAACTCTTCTAATTTGGTAGTATCCAAAAAGTTATTTGAACGGTCTGCAGCTAATATGGTTCGCTGTTCTTCAACGGAAAAGTTTTGCCAGGTGAAGGCGGGATCCACGATGTCGGTATACATTTGGAGGATTTCGTTATGACTAATTAAGCCGGGATTGGTTAAATTGATTGTGCCCGTAGTGTTATTTCGCATCATTTCCAATACATATGGAAGCAATTCGGGTAAAACGGTCATGGAATTTGGAACAGAACACACCTTTTCATAGGTAGTGATTTTGGTAATAAAGTTCCGACTATTTTGGGAACCAGTAATGGGCATCCTGATGCGGAGATTTAACACATTATCGCCAAACACATGCATTAATTTATCCGTAAACCCTTTTACGATTGAATAGGATGAACCGAAAAAGTTGGGCTCATCCCCTTCGAGAAAGCCATTTTCTTCTTTGCCGAAGGGGTGGTCGTCCTCGTCGAATTTGAAAATGCACCCAGTACCCAGATACGTGTAATGAACAGCCTCTTCTTTGCAAATAAGAGCCAACAGCAAAGGCGAATAGAGATTATCCCGAACATTTTCGGTCAACTTACCTTCTTGTTCTAAATAGTCAATAGTGGTATATTGACGATCGCCGATTTTACCGTGGGTTCTACCGATAAAAGACACCACATGACTGGGGCGAACCGTCTTAATTTCCCGCAACACATTTTCGTAATCGTCCACCCGAGAGACACCACACACAAATTCGGTATTTGCACACCGAAGTATATCCACAAACTGTTGTCCGATCCAACCATTACTGCCGTACACCAATACCTTCATATACATATACCAGCTTGCTATAATTTGCACATTATTACGAAATACACAGAAAATCACACGCTAATTGCGGGGGAATTCACAACCCATTTCTCATTATGTTACCCATTTCCGCATAGCAAAGGATCAGTAATTTAACTGGCGATAAGCATTCGAATGGCGGGGGAATTACGTTGAATAGTTCCGTTGGGGGGCTAGATGTGAGAGTACAAATAAAAAACACAAGATGAGACACTAGACGACAAGGTATCCCCCCGCAAATCCCACGCAATTCTTTGGGAAATAGTAAAGGTATTCCCACGCAATTCTTTGGGAAATAGTAGAGGTATCCCCACGCAATTCTTTGGGAAATAGTGACTATTTATTTTCAGGAATAGAATATTATATCATTATTATATATGCAGGAGCAAGCCATCAATAATAATCTCTTATTTAGGATAGCGGCTAATATACGTGAGACTATAGGAAGGTGTGTTGCTAATATATTACCTAAAAAAAAAGAAGCAGTTGGGGTAGCCCAAAGACCCAGCGCAGTTGTATTATTGAATGCCCATGGAAACTATCCATATGGATTGTTTGATAGAGAGGATGTTCTTGGACCGTTTACTAGACAGGTTAAGGCAGAGAGTTATAAAGAATATTCTATTGAAACCCACCTGAAGACACTTGTAGACGATAATAGCGAGTTATATAAATATATTATATCTACGTTATTTCAAAATGTAAAATATACTAGTAGCGTATCTGCTCCTTATTGTGGAATGATGGTGGGAAGAATTGAATCCAAAGAAGAAGATTCTGATGAGCAAAAAATGATTAATGCAAAATCAAGTCGTGAACAAGAATATGAGATTGTAGAAGGTGTCGCATCAAAATTCCAACAGGATAACCCAGACGATGATGTAGCTGTATTAAAACTATTTGATGAAATGCGGCACGCACTTCGGGCTAATGCAAATATAAAGTATCGTACGAAACCCGAAGAGTTCTCCGAGTATGAATCTTTAAAGGATTTTTTAATGTATATAAATAAGATGATCAATGATAACACTCTATACAGTAGTTACCCTTTATGTCCAATACAATTAGATAAATTTTATATTTTTCAGGCAGGTGATGACGAAGATGAATCTTTGTATCCAGAGTACGGGTTTCATATATGGATAGGTAACGAGAAATATAATTTATTGAATATAGATGATTATGCCCGTATACAGGGTAATGTGATAGCCAATATACCAGACAAAACCCATCAACCTTTTGCGAATCATGTATTAAATAATATAATAAAAGAGGGTATGACTGGTGAAACCCCAAGTTTAAGATTATCCGAAATATCATTATTTTTATGGTCGTTGGATCTAAAAGATATAATTATATCGGATAGTGCATGTAGTATTGTTTTAGATATGCAAGGATCTGATATAATAACGAAAGATAACTTTAAAAATACGATAGGTCGTTTATATAAAACGGTAATTCCACAAGCGGAAGAATCTCAACTATCTCAACAATCTCCGGTACGAAAAAAACCCGTTCCTGTTAAAGCCGCTAGCAGAAAAGTAGAAAAACGCAAATTGGGAGGGAAAAAAACCAAAAGAGCCAAGAGAACCAAGAGAACCAAGAGAACCAAGAGAACCAAGAGAACCAAGAGAACCAAGAGAACCAGAAGAAACAAAAAACAAAAACAAGATTAGGGCAGTACAAATAATACAATATGGATATTGTATTATTAAATTAGTATGGATGTGTAATAGATTTAGTTTTAATAATATCGTTGTTAACATTTTTGATATGAATATGCTCGTCATTCCAACAGGATACGCATTTGCTGATACTTAAATTCCAAGTAGGTTTGATTTCTGGAAATATACCATTAAATATAAGCTCAGCTCTTTTTTTATGAAAATCAGAAGTAGAAATAATAATATTGGGCGGATAATCGAGCGAGAAATTAGCCTGTACCCATAGTTTTAGATAGGCGAAATTTTCAGCGGTATTTTGGGCGAGTTGGTCTTGAACGATATTGATATCACCATAGTTAGATGAAAATAGGTTGTTCATTTTCGAAGCTTCAGACGATGAGTGGTCGTTTTTGAACGCTTCTTTAACGCCCCCACTCAAATAAAGGGTAGTGTGTTTCTCGGAATGATTAATAAAATTTATAGTAGAATAGACTCGTTCTTGAAGAATGTTATTATCATGAGAACCTAATACTATAATAACATTATGAGTAGTAGCATATGAATTCCCGATATTAACAATATTCACAATATTCCCAACATACAATAGGGCGATGAAAAGGATTGAAATCATATTTTAAAATAGTAGATTTAACTAGAATAGTAATAAATAATATAAGGAAAAAAATTCAATTTTAATTAAATAAGTGAATATAACATTTATTTTACACCTTCGCATTCCGATATTTAATACTTTCAATACAATATTTAAATATAAATTGCGAGTGTAATTCATCTAATTTCACTAGAATCAGTAACCGTCGTCAGGAGGAAGATCGTCGTCAGGAGGAGCTTCACCACCGCCAATCAGTAACTCAATACCAGTACTACCATTATAATAAGAACCCATATCAACATGATTATGGCAATTTATATATACATATGTTCCAGCAGCCGCAGTAGTAGAAGGTGTATATGTTGTTGTAATAGTTCCATCACCCGCAGTAGTAGAAGTAGAAAGGATTGTTGCTGATGAGTAAGTATCCCCGCTAGTTATTGCGAGTGGATGATTAGTATTACTAATGTGGCTTTGAATAAATGTAAACTCTAATCCAGTCTCTAATTTTATATTAGCTACCTTTGTCAACGTTGCGGCTGTGTAACTGCTGTCGTCCGCATGAAGATAAAATTTAAGTGGTCCACTTAGCACGGTGATCACATCACTCGCCAAGTAGTTTCCATCACCTGGATTGTTAATGACCACACCATTAATACCACCATTTGCATTGGTAGTGACATTAACAGTTAGTCCTGATCCGCTACCTCCGGTGGTAAGCATACCAGTTTCAGTATAAGCACCATAACCACCATCTTCACCACCATAACCCATATATGGAAATGGAGGCTGAATAGAATTAATAGTGACGGCTGTGATAGCGTTGAGATCGAATGAGTTAATTCCGCCCGACCCTGTGACGGTGAGGATATCTTCCACACTGTAGCCCGAACCAATATTGTTAATGACCACGCTGGAGATGTAGCCAGTTGCATCGGTAGTGACATCTACAGTTGCTCCCGAGCCGCCTGCAGGGCTCACGGTGGTAGCCATTCCAGTTACCGACAGGGAAACACCATGCTCTCCGGTAGTGGTGGTGGTGGTGGTGATGTGGCTGGTGCCATAGATCGTCATGATATCGGTCGATTTCGCGTCGGAGAAGGAACTCTCGCCACCAGCGTTCCACACGTTATTCCCTGCCATATCTCCACTACCATTACCGCCCATAGGCATCAGCAGTGCCCAGTCACCAGTAGAGGGAGGAGTATAGGAGGAAATATAGACAGAAAATGTTTGTATATCATTATTGCGGTGTACACTACCATCTTTGGTATATTTGAATTTTATTGTATCTCCGTTGACTACTGTTAAAGATTGATTGTAACTCCCAGAAGTAGTTTCAATACCATTAATAAAACGATAAACCCCACTATCGGTATTTGGTCCAGACACACGCCATTGCTCGATATCATTCAAATACACGCCAGCAAAATCATAACCGAATTCTGAACTAACCGTAGAATTAATAACCGCTATATCAGATCCACTAACTCCACTAACTATAAATATAATTTCAGCAACAGTACTATGATAAATTTCATTATTCTTATTAGTAGATTCACCAACCATCGGGCTAGCCTGTGTACCGGAACCAGAATAAGTAAAATAGGCACTGCTATAGTATGTCAGTCCACTGCCACTGCTGCTACCGCTAACACCAACACCAACTCGAAGGGGTGATGCGAGGATAGTACTATCAGTTGTATTCTGGATCAAATAATAAGAAGAGAAGCCGTCGAAGGCGTTGAGACTGCCGAGACTGGCTTTACCGTTAGTCCAAGCAGTCCCACCATCGTTACCGGCGCTCACCTCTGCAGAAGTCAGGGAGTTATTGATGATTTGTAGCAGCGTCATACCATTGTACGGAGAATCCATCGTATATTCGGCCATCCTGCCGGACGTGTCTGCTATTTTAATTTTGTTCAACACTAAATCGTCATACGCACTAGTTTTGCCGGTGCTTCCGGAAACCGAACTGGTATTATACGTAGTTGTTCCTGTATTGTGCCAACCAGGCCAGTTGTTCTTAAATAAAGTATCGCTCATAACACCCTGGAAAAGTATGGCGTCTGTTTGTACTGATGTAGTATTATTTGTAACATGTACAGGTTCTGTTGTAAGTGTGCCACCTATACCACTTGCGTAAGCGTTGATAGTGAAAGGGTTAATTCCCCCCGATGCTGTAACTGTGAGGGTATTAGATGATGCGTAGCCCGAACCAACATTGTTAAGGACCACGGAATCGATGTAGCCATTTGCATTGGTAGTCACATCTACAGTTGCACCTGAGGCGTCACCAGTAGTGGTGGTAGCCATACCAATTACAGACAGGGGAGCATCTAAGGCAAGGGTGCCCCAAACCCCAGAGTTGGTCGAGATGTCTGTGATTGCGGCAAGGGGCAAATTGGGAAACCTTCCTGCCCCTGTCACGGTGAGGATATTGCCCACACTGTAGCCCGAACCAATAGTGTTAATGAGCACAGTATCGATGTGGCCATCTCCATTTGTAGTGACATCTACAGTTGCACCTGAGCCGCTACCTCCGGTGGTAGCCATACCAGTTTCAGTATAAACACCATGTCCCGTAGAAACAGGATATGGAGTCCACATTCTACCTACGGAAAGAAAAGTTGCATTAAGTGGGTCTGGAAGTGGGTCGAGATCGAATGAATTGATCCCAGTTCCTTCTTGCCAGTCGCTTTCAATAACATTTACGTAGTATGTTGCTCCCGGTTCAGGATCTGGTTCCGGTACCGGTTCCGGTTCAGGTATAGGTGAAGTACAAACATTAGAGAATATTAGTAGATCTTCTCCTCCCACGTTACTGATATCGTTGAATTCATACAAACTCGCTGTACCAAAATCACCTGAAACTGTGATTGTAACATCTCCATGGTAGAAATTGTATGAAATATCGTCGATCTGGCGGTAAGATGGAATATCTTGGTCACCTGTATATGTAATATAGCTGCTGTTTGTTGTATTTACTATGGCTATGGGATTAGTGTCAAGTACACCAGTAATTTTGTAAATACCGCTATTGAGACCATACTTTCTATATTGATTGTATGAGGTCTCCCCGTTGAGAAGAAACTTATTACCACCGCTATCGACTACATTCATGTTGCCGCTGGGGTCTAAGCACAGTATTTGTGGGGGTGAAGTACAATCACTAGAGAACGTTAGTAGATCTTCTCCACCCATATAACCATGATTATAACAATACAAACTCGCTGTACCAAAATCACCGTCTACCTCGATTGTAACATCTCCATAGTAGAAATTGTATGAAATACTGTCGACATCTTTTGTAGATATCTTATCTAGGTCACCTGTATATGTGATAGTGCTGTTTGTTGCACTTACTATGGCTACGGGATGACTGGATGGTACACCAGTAATTGTATAAATACTGGTATTGAGACCATACTTTCTTCTATCATTGTATGAGGTCTCCCCGTTGAGAAGAAACTTATTATTGATTACCTTCATGGCTGAATTGGGGTCTAAGCACAGTATTTGTGGAGGTGCGGGACAGGAAAAAGAGAACTTTAGTAGATCTTCTCCCCCCCCGTTACTGATATCACTGGTTGGGGAATACAAACTCGCAGTATCAAAATCATTTGAAACTGTGATTGTAACATCTCCATGGTAGAAATTGTATGAAATACCATCGACAGTATCTGTAGTTGGATTAGCTTGGTCACCTGTATATGTGATATTGCTGTTTGTTGCATTTACTATGGCTACGGGATGACTGGTTGGTACACCAGTAATTTTGTAAGTACCCATAGTAAGACCGTACTTTCTATCTGCGTTGTATGTGGTCTCTCCATTGAGGTGAAGAAACTTATTACTGCCGCTATCGACTACAGTCGTCATTGCTGAATTGAAATTTAAACATTCGAGGTCATAGGGTGGCACGTAAGGCGCTGGAATAACTGCCTTTTCGTTATATTTAAAAAAATATACTTTAACAGAAGTACTAGTAACACTAGAACTAGTATATTTCACATAATGTGGATGCGCATCAGCATCGAAGGAGCCGGGGTTGCCATCGGCACCGGGTGAGCCCTGGTGGACTTGTCCCCCGGCACCTGTGTGGCTATTCTGGATATTATTTTTGTGATATGTAGTAGTATGATTGCGTCTATTGGAGTCATCATTGTTGTGGTTATGATCTGTTTTGAAGTTTTGATGGTGGGGAGGAAGATTAATTACTGCATTAAGTGAGCCCAAGGTGCCATCAGTCCCAGGGTTCCCATTACCCCACTCCCAGGTATATGCTCGTGCTCCTTGCGCATTTAACGTAGCGCTATTACTTTCGCCTTCATCACTATTTATAATGACGGCAACGGTATTACCAGAGCCAGCCGGAAATTTTATATATTTATAAAAAAACATGACGACCCCGTCACCTCCCTTCCCCCCGTATCCGTGTGCGATGTGGTAGTTCCGGTTGCGATCGTAAACGGTCCTGTGTTGGCGGTGATTATTTGATCCCGTTCCCCAGAAATCATTCCAGTAGTCTGAGTCCTGACTAGAGAGGGAATTGTAATTCTCGGCTGCGGTGTCGTATACTCTGGAGTAGTTTTGAGACGTCGAACCACCACCATATGCAGCATCACTACCTTTTTTTGAGAGAAAATATAACTTTACAGCATTACACCAAGAAGGTATAGCTATATCACCTGATGTTGTAAGCTCTGCATACTTAACAATAACCCTATTTGTTTGATTAGCAGTAGCAGTAAACATTTTCGAAAATACCGGTTCATTATCAATCATAAAAGGTGGTGCCTCGTGCTCCTCACCATCACCGTAACAAAAAAAATTACTTTTATGTATATATTTTGAAAAGGTAGTACCATTTTCTGATGAAGAAAATCCAGTTGGCCCTGTTGTCATGTGGTTAGTAGTACTAGTTGAACCTGGAAAATTAGTATAATAGGTCTCAATAGTATTAGTAGAAGTAGAAGAAGAACTAAAAATCATATCATTTAAATCGACGCCCTCAAAATAGAATTTTTGGTTTTTTTGGCTCATAATATATATATAAATATATAGATAAATAATTATTTATATATTTATTTTGTAAAAATAATTAGTTGTAAAAATGTAAAAATGTAAAAATGTAAAAATTATATATTTTTACAAATAAATAATACACTAATTCTATTAGCGTCATTAAATCGTGCGTATGTTTTTGTTTTGTGAAAATAATGTCCTGGAAATTTAATACAATTATTATTAATGTGTTCATAAGCGAAACCTGTTGAAAAGTATTCGCAAGAAGGAATAAAATATAAATATCCTTGTGAATCCAGAAAGTTTTGTTTTTCACAATAAAAATCTCTATTTAATTGTGTAGTATTATAATTTGTGGGAAATAATAATGTGTCATTTGAAGTGAAAGCGAGTTCTTGGTTTAAGTTTGGATTTATTATATCTTTTTTGTCAAAATCAGCGCCGTATTTACCCTTTATAATATCAAGTATACTTTCTAAATTAATATTACTGGTAGAAGATGATTGGTTAATATCTAATGAGAAAATAGTATAATTTAGATCTTCCGAAAAAATCTTGTATTCCTGATTGTCTGTATGGGATTGTATATTACAAAAAACATCTTCTAAGTTGCCATTATAACTAAATTTATTTTTAATAGCATTAAATATAGTATCGGTGACATAATTATTGTTTAATAAATTAATATAATAAAAATTGTTATTTTTAAAAATATCTTTACGAGAAATAGGTGCGTCATTAATAATATTCTTTAATTGTAAAAAGTGATTATCGTTTAATATATTATTAATTTGTTGAACATTAGTTAAAATATCATCTTCTGTATACATAAATATAAATAATAATATACTTTAATATCTTTAATAAAGTATTAATAAAGTATTAATAAAGATATTAAGATATTAAGGTTGATTGGTGTTTTGATTATAATTAGGTAAAAATAGTTTAAATGCGACGACGCATCGTGTAATAGTAGAGTCATATTTTGGAGAATCGCCAATATGCATTAGTTTTGAATTAAATAACAAGCCAGAATTATTATTAGTTCTAATAAATCGAATAGGTTGATTGGGTGTTTTAATATGAAAATATCCATCGTTATCGTTATTATTAACTTTGTCGATAAAATTAGCATCTTCTATAGTAGGAGTAATATTTTGAATAGCTTTAAAATATTTTTTATATATTTCAAAGTTTGGATTATGTGATGAAAGTGTAGAATTATAATTGACGTATAAACATAGAGTATAATGACCTGGGCGGGTATCATCGTAATGCCAGTTACCGTATTGAGTTGCTGTTTGTGCTGAACAATATATTCTAATAACTTGGATATTATGTGTCCAATCGTATAACCCTCTAATGATGGACATCATATAAGAAGAAAAAAAATGAGTATGTGTTAAATCAAAACTCCAATGAGGACAAAAATAAGGATGCCATCCAATAGACGTATGATTATAATGTATATTATTCTGTGTGTCATTATCTTGTCCATCGTTGACTCCTGTCATTATGTCCAATAATATAGTTTGTAATTTTAAAAAGTCCTTTTCATTCAATAAGTTTTTAAAAAGGAACATTTTATTTTCTTCGTCTTTGTGTAGAATTATTTTGTGATCTATTGTATGTTGTGTTATAGTTTTGTTATTAATAAATGGGGTAGTTGAAATAAAATTATCAGAAACAGAGTCCATATATAATAAAAAGGATAGAATATATTTATATCTTTATAAGTTAATTAATTTAAATATATGTATGTATTGTATATTAATGGATTTATATAATATTGAAGTAGACGCAAACGGGGTATTGTTACCATTAAGTGAAATACATTGTAGTAGTTTAAAACCATATCAATTATTAAAATATCAGGATAATTGTGTTTTTTCTGAAATAGCAAAAAAAGCATTAATGAGTAGTGGTATGAATATAACTGAAATGCATATATTAATAGAATATAACAATATGGACACAGAAGAAGTTAACTCAAGATTAATATATAAAAATGATATTTTGAAATGTCGTATAAAACAATATATAACATTAACTGATATTGGAATAAAATGTTATTGTGATAAAAGGGGTAATATTCTAGTTAATAAATCAAAAATTGGAGGATGTGTTTTATTAAACAGTAATATAATAGATAATATAACTGTTATATCATGTGGTACAAGTACATTGAAAATAAGTTATTTTGACAAATGTCCAGATATTGATATTTTTTATAAGAATACTGATACTATAGAAAAAAATATACATACAAGGATGTTAGTAGAAGGTGATTTTATTAAAATAGATAAACCATTAAATATAGTTAATAATTATATTGATAAAAAAATGATAACGGATTTTATAGAATATCATGGCAACGATAACGTAGATAAAAACATAATAATATCGTTTGAAAATACAATAACGGAATTAGGAGTAAAAATATTAGATGAAAAATACAGCTCTTTTTCAGATACAATAAACGTTTTAAATATAGAAAATTTATTCTCTTATAATAATTTATTATTAGATGTTAACGGTGATGATATGTGTCAATATTTCCGAGACATGTGTAGAAATATAAAACGAAATACGAACGATAAAATAAATAGTTTGTTTGAAAAAGAAATATTTCCAGAATTATTTCTAGAACATAAATTAAAAACTGAGGAAGAACGGTTTATTCAAAAAATATGCATAAAAATTTTAGAAAAAAATAATATGAGTTATAATAATACGGAGTTTGACATAACTATAGGATACGACACGCATATAAATATTAATAAAGATAAAAAATATATTTCAATAATTTTATGTTTTGAATGTTGCAAAGAAGACGATAACCAAGTAGTAATAGTATCTGATAAAGAATTTTTTGATTCATCGCATGCTTATGTAGTTAAGCCGAAAGTATTGAACATAATATCTACAGGTGATAAATTATGCTATAAAAATATGATAAATATAGAAAATTATATACAAATAAATATATATGAAAAAATTAGTATAGATGATTATGTAACCAGTACATATCGTCGGTTATTAAAAAAACCGATGATAGAAATAGTAGATGATCCTTCACATTTTGCGAATAGGAAAGAATATATTATAAATTACATAGAAGACACCTCCGAAAAGCGTATTCAAACCAGTAATTGTGAAAATTTGAAAGTAGATTTTATTGAAAAAATATATCGTAATTATTTAAGTGGAAATAAAGTATTACATTTTATGTGTAATCACAATATAACATTTATAAATAATTATAATGAAAATATAAATACGTTGACAGTAAATAAGTCGATAATACATAAACGATTTCATGAATTATTAAAAACATTTATAATTAATAATGGAAATGAAAAATATAATATAAATGTTTCACATAGTTTATTTAATCCTGCGATACATGTATTTAAAAAAATAGTAGTAGAAGCAATAAACGAAGTATATAAAAATAATAGTTATTTATTAAATATCAAGGAAATATTTATTTTGCATAAAAATAAAAGTGATTTTAAAACTACCGGATATAATGATATAATAGATAATAAGAATAGAAATTTTATAGTATACACAAGTATAAATATTGATATAGAAGATGACTTATTTGGTGAAATAACATTATATACGAATTATGTAAATTATGAATATGGAAAAAAAACATTAAACTTTATAATAGAAACAGTAGACACAAAAGAAGATATAATAAGTATAGAAGAACAAGAACAATTGATAGAATTTGCTAATAGAAATATAGAAAAAATAAAAAAAATTCCAGAATGTGATTATAGTGATGAAAGTAAAACAAAAAAGATAACTCCATTTAAATATACAGAAATTAATAAATCTTGGGATATGACTAGTGATAAATGGGGTAATATAGATGAAAATATAAAAAAGATTTTAAACAACACGAGAGAAAGAATAATTGAGAAAGAGAAATTTGATTTTAAAGATGAGGAACCATCAAATGTACTAAGTTTTTTTCAGATGTTACAAAATGGTTCAGCAACACATTATCATAGAGATAGAAATGATATTGATATGTATCACATACGGTTTAATGTAATTATTCAAAATTCTGAATGTGGCGGTGAGTCAATATACAACGGTATTGTACAAAAAGGTATGGAAAGACAATATATAATGTGTAGATCGGGTATAGATAATCATTGTAGCAAGAGTATAACAGGTGATAAGCCTAGACTGGCAATATCATATGGTTTTAATATACCCAAGGTGGAAATATCGAATTATCCTAATATATTTGGCGATTTAATAAAAGATAAAAGCATATAGGTAAAAGTTAATATTTAACATTAATTTAAATATTAATTATAATAATAATCATAATAATGATAA